CTAAAATAATATCTTCGATAATGCATCGGATGCTTTATCCTGAGAGGTTTTTAATTTATCTTTCATAGTATGGCGGTATACATTTTTCATAACGTAATCTGTTTCCCATCCGCCCATCTCAAGAATATCTGCTTCTGGAATATTCAAAGATGACATGTAGGATGCAAAATAGTGGCGGAGTTTATGAATGGAGAAGTGGGGCATATCCAGCTTGTCCTGCAACCTGTTCATATACTTCGTAATCGAGTTTGGATGTCCTTTATAAATATATCCCTGCGCTCTGATTAAATCGGCTAATTGGGGCGATATGACAATCTCACGGGTACTTGCAGTTGTCTTTGTCTGTTTCTCCACCCAGTGATTATTTTTATCCAGAACTTTGGCAGAATCGATTGTAAGTGTATTTCCGTTTAGATCATCTATGGTCAGAGAGCATATTTCTGAACGCCGCAAGCCATAACAGGCGAGTTTGATAGGAATTTCAAACATGCTGCCCTGTGCAGCCTGCAACAACCGTTTTATATCTTCATCAGTTGGTATGTATGGCTCATTTTTAATCCTTTGAGGCAAAGTCGTGGAAATATTCATTTCCGGTCGAAACATTCCCAAAACGGACGATATAAAGCCGTGGTAATTGCGCACAGTTTTAGGTGCAAGCGTTTTTGCCAAGATGTTGATTTCTTTTTGAATATCGATCTGTGTAATATCGGATATAGGTTTATTTGTAAAGTCATCTGTGAGCCGGTTTGGTGTTTCCAGATATTCCTTTACAGTCTTTGGGCTGAGCACATGCTCTTTTGTTTCTGTATATTGTCTGGCAGCTTCTGCAAATGTTAAATGCATCTTTTTGCTTTGAACTTTGTCTAATTCTGCAGCCATAGACTGCATAGCTTCTTTCTGGGTTGGCTTCTCGTCAAATACAACCGTGTACATTTGCCCTTTGTACATTTTTCTGATCCGGTAGGAGCCGCTTGGGAGTTTTTCGATTTTCATATGTATCATTCCTTTCTATTTTTGGGTATAAAAATAACAGCCAGCGGGGAACTGGTGTTCCGCTTGCGTTTGGCTGCTCCGAATGATACAATGTGCTTGTCTAGGGCGATTGTTCATTCAGAACAGTTGCATTGCCGCTCCGCTTAATGGTGGGGCGGTTTTTATTTTATAATTCAGTTATTTCTTCAGAATTACTTATTGGTAAAGTACAGCGTTTTTTTAACGTAGTGTATAATCCAAATCCGTGATACAACCGTGTATCTTCAAAAAGAAGCACTGAATCTTCACCAGATGATGAAGTGTAACTAATTGCAAATAAAAATCGTCGTTGCTTTTTTTGTTTTTTTCCAACACCGCTAATAGCACCAACTTGTGCCCCTACATCACCAAAAAGGGCTTTCCCGACTATAGCCCTTCCGATAACTGATTTACTTTTTTCGATAGTTTCTATTTCATCTGTATACGCAACGTCTGTTATTTGTGAATATTTCAACGATATTGGATTTTTTTGAATCATATTGGATAATTCTAAATGATCGTCAAAAAGCTCTACTTTAGTCGCATTACCTATTCCTAATTTTCCAACATCTTGTAATAATTTGAAGTATTCACTAGTTACCTCTTTCTTTCCAAATAAACCCATAAAATATACCTTCTTTCTGTGTTTTTAGTTAATATATCATATAAACGAATGAAATTCTACAAATTAAGTCATTATACTATATAAGATTTTAACCTTAATTCTATCAAAGCTTTTTCATATCCGACTAGACGAGAAAGTTGTTCTGTTGTCATGTTATTATTTTCTATAATAATGTCATCAGGTATTAATAGGTTAGCAGCAAATGTATTTGCTTCAATCTCAAACTTATTTGTATTAAAGCAAGTATGTGTATCCATATACACAGCATTTGTACCTTTATGCATTAGCATGTGACCCAGTTCATGTGCTGCGACAAATAGCTTTTCCTTTTCAGGCAAATTCTCATCAATATATATAATGTGATTTCTCTGAAAATATTGATAGAATCCACGAACGTCGACAAGTGGAGCATATATTAAAATCGCATTTCGTGCACTGATAATCTCGAATGGATCTCTTGTGTGATATTTTTTTACAATAGATTCTGTGAAACTATGTATATCCATTAAAATCACTGTTCCTTTTTATATTTATTGGGTGTGTAAAGTTCCTTATTCTTTTTCTTTGCAATTTCCATTCCGACCTGCATAGCGGAAAGTATAGAATCAATAGATTCTTGGCTTGCAGGATGTCCTTCAAACATAAGTCCAGGTTGTTTTAATAGTTGTTCTGTATTTAATAGAATGGTTTTGATGTCTTTTTCATCTCGTGAATTTAAGTGCACTTCTGTTGTGCTTGAGTTATTTTCTCCAGTCATTATGTAATCAGATGTAGTATGTAAATAGTCTGCTAATTTAGAAACCTTTTCGATACTAGGTTTGTTTTTGTCAATTTTACATAATGAGCCTCGTGAAAATCCTAGTGCAGCTTCTGTCCCGGTAACGGTCACACCATTATCCTTACATAATTGTTTAATACGATCATAAATCAACATAATAATGCTCCCTTAAAAAAGTTGAAAAAATTACGCAAAAAGCATTGACATATTGAAAATATCACGTATAATAAAACCATAAGTTGAAAAAAATACGTAAACAATATGCTGCTATTCTGTAATTGGTTTGTGGTTATTCTGATTATAGAATATATTACGCATAGTGTCAATGATTTTGCGTATTTTTTTCAGCAAAAAATGAAAATGAAAGGGGTGAAAAATAATTGTCATCAATTTATGAAAAGGTTAGAACTGCATGTTCAGAAGCGGGTATATCTGTTTACGCCTTAGAAAAAGAGTTGAAATTTCCACGCAGTAGCATTTGTAAATGGAATAAAAATACACCGGGTGTGGATAAAATGAAAGCCGTTGCAGAACGTTTGGGTAAACCGATTGAGTATTTCTTAGAGGATACCACAACACCAGTTCAATAGAAGGAACAGCAGAGAGAAAGGAGAAATATGAGCGAAGCAGAAGAGTTAGAAAAACTGTGTAAGCCGGTAGTCGACTGGTTGAAAAAGAACCATGATCCGCATACCGAGGTACATATAACTGTAGATCACATTGATCTGATGGAGAGTGTGATCGGGATTCCGGTAGAGTAGGAGGTGGTTGAATGCCTAGAGTAACCATTAAGAAAAAAGAATACAAAGTCAGCGATTTCAGCAAATGGATTGTTGGGAAGATGTATGAGAAGGAGTTAACTCAGGCAGATTTAGCGAAAATGATCGGGATTACTCAGCCGGCATTTAGTAATCGGTTGAAAAAGAGTTTGTTCAGCTATTCGGATATGCTGATTTTGTTCAAGGAGTTGGAAGTTTCCGATTCGGAGATTCTTACTTTGATGAAATTATGAGGGGAGGTGGTAGTGTGTGAGACGTTTATCTAAAATCATCATGGCAACCGGCGGCACCATATCAATGCTTGCCATGTGCTGCCTCGACAGTGATGGATTGTACATGTACTATGCCGGAGCAGTCTGTATCCTTGGTGGATTTATCGCCGGAGCAGGATATGGGTTGAGAGTCCTGTCGGAGCGCAGAAGAGAGATGCAGATCGAGATGTTTTATTTTCATCAAGCGGACAAGCTGGATGGGGATATGGTGTTGATCGAGGATAAAAAAATAGCACCCTGATAACTTTGGCGAGTACAGGTGCTATTTCAATCGTGGAAATACCAAGTATTTCTGCGTTTATTGTAACACTGGAATTGAGGTTGTGTCAATGTATGAGAAACAATGCAAACGCTGTGGCTGTTCCATGGATCCGGGCGAAGGTCGTAACGGAGTGTGTGATGACTGCGTAACCGGGGAGACAGAACGGCAGAAGCGTGAAAAACAGATGGAGCGGATGGTCCGGGCAACGGATTGGACGCAGATGGAAATGGAGGAATTTATAAGTGTCAAAAATTAAGTTGTGCAGTAAGGATGAGGAAAATCTTATTGAAGAGTTGCAGCATTTGAGTGAGGTTTTAGAAGAAATCGGCGTTGAGGGAGTGGCAGCGATTGTCTGTACATCCAACGGAGATATAAGAAGCAGGTTTTGTCTCAATACTGAGACAGAATTATCCATCATGATTGAGAACGATGGGGACAAAGTGACAAGAGAATACAGATATTAAAGGAGATCAAGCATGAGTAATATTACAAAAATTAAAATCAAAAATCTTTTCGGAATCAGAGAGTATGAGGCAGATGGAAGTTCTTTAGAGCTGTCCGGTAAAAATGGTACAGGCAAGAGTTCTGTGCTGGATGCAATTAAGTACGCGCTTACCAATAAGAGTGATCGCGACTATATCGTACATAAGGGAGAGAACGAGGGCGAGATTATCGTTGAAACGGATACCGGACTTTCCATTGATCGTAAGGTCAGAATAGGAAAGGCACCTTATAAGTCAGTGAAAAGAGATGGTTTAGAGGTAGGAAGTCCAGAAGCGTTTTTAAAGGAATTATTCACACCGTTGCAGTTGAATCCTATCGAGTTTATGAACATGGATAAAAAGCAGCAGAATGCGATCATCCTTGATATGATCGAGTATCCGTGGGATATGAACAAAATCAAGGAGTGGTTCGGGGAGATTCCGGCGTGGGTTTCTTACGATCAGAACATTCTTTCTGTGCTGAATGATATTCAGGCAGAGAACGGCGATTATTATCAGAACCGCCGTAATATTGACCGCGATATCAGAAATAAAAAAGCTTTTGTGGAAGAGATCGCAAATGGTATCCCAGTTGGATATGACGTTGAAAAATGGGAACAGGCAAGCGCCGGAGATATTTATCGTCAGATCGAGCGTATGCAGAAAGAAAATCAGACCATCGAGAGAGCAAAACTGTTGAGAGACAGTCGCGATAGTAAGATTAGAAAGTTTGATGCTGATCGTGAGATTGAGATCACAGCACTGGATCGTGAAATTGCTAACCGTGCAAACCAGATTGATAAATCCATTGCATCTTTAAATGAACAGATTAGAGCTTATGAGACAGAAAAAGAACAGCTTGCATCTAAGAAATCAGATAAGTTGGAAGTCATCGAACAGACTTACAAAGCGAATGTGGCACGTTTTGATGCAGAGATCGCCGAGTATGCAGAATATGCAGACAAGCAGCCACAGGATGTGACAGCATTGCAGGAGCAGGCACAGGAGATTGAAAAAATGCAGTCTCATATCAATGAATATAAAAGAATGCTCCGCCTGCAGAGTGAAATTGAGGAAATGCAGGCACAGTCACAGGAGCTTACAGATAAGATTGAAAAAGCGAGAACGCTTCCGGGGGAAATCCTTACGAACTGTACGATTCCGATCGCTGGTCTGACGGTAGAAAATGGAACGCCATTGATTAACGGTCTGCCGGTATCGAACCTGTCAGAGGGAGAAAAACTGGATCTCTGCATTGATGTGGCAATTCAGAACCCGAACGGTTTAAATATCATCCTGATCGATGGAGTGGAGAAACTTGCAACAGATCTGCGTGAAAAACTGTATCAGAAATGCAAAAACAAAGGGTTGCAGTTTATTGCGACCAGAACAACAGATGATGACACAATGACGGTAGTTACATTATAGGAGGTATGGCATGGATAATATGGTATCAGTAGGGCAGCAGACGGCAGTTGCACCTAAGACATCACAGACAGAAATGATGGTAAACAGACAGACACAGGAAGTTCAGGGCGCCATCTTTATGGCTAAGAAGTTTCCCAGAGATGAATATGAAGCAATAGAAAAGATAAGAAGGAGTTGTCAGAGAGCCACGTTAGCAGAACAGGCAATTTATTCATATCCAAGAGGCGGGCAGAATGTCAGCGGACCATCGGTCCGTCTGGCGGAGTCATTAGCTCAGAACTGGGGAAACATCGACTATGGAATTATCGAGTTAGAGCAGAAAGACGGAAAATCAGAAATGATGGCATATGCGTGGGATTTAGAGACAAATACCCGTGTGACAAAGATTTTCGGTGTTGAGCATAAAAGGGATACAAGAAATGGATCGTATGCGCTTACTGACAGCAGGGATATTTATGAGGCTACCGCAAACTTCGGTGCAAGAAGAATGAGAGCCTGTATACTTGGAGTTATTCCGGGAGACGTTGTAGATATGGCTGTTAATGAATGTAAAGAAACACAGAAAAAAAGCTATGGAGAACTTCCAAGTCAGGAGAAGATTAACAAGATTGAAAAGCTGTTTAAAAAAGATTTTGGAGTTACAAAAGAACAGATCGAAAAATATGCAGGACGGAACATGGGAGATTTTGGTGCTGACGAGTGTACCGACTTATGGGGAGTATACACAGCTTTGAAAAACGGACAGGCAAAGACAGAAGATTATTTCCCTGTTGAAAAAGATGTGCCGGATCCATTCGCAGATTCCAGACAGGCACAAATCGCAAAAGAAGCATCGGAGGTATTTGATAATGTTATTAACGAGTGAGAATTATTACAGCCGTGAGGCAAATGAAGAGTATTTATCTGTCAGCCAGTATAAAGATTTCATGGGTACATATGGTAAGCCTGGCTGTGAAGAATATGCCCTTGCAAAGTTAAATGGTACATGGGTGGAGGCTATGGAAGATTCCACAGCATTGATGGTCGGTTCTTATGTAGATGCACATTTTGAGGGAACGCTTGATTTATTCAAAGCGCAGCATCCATGCATGTTTAAAAAGGATGGAAATCTGAAAGCCGAGTATGTAAAGGCAAATGAGATGATTAACCGATGTGAAAGGGATGCACTGTTTATGCAGTACATGAGTGGCGAAAAACAGGTCATCATGACAGCGGATATGTTTGGTGCAAAGTGGAAAATCAAAATTGACAGTTACCATCCAGGCAAATGCATTGTGGATCTGAAAACCTGTCAGAGTATTACCAAGGAATTTTATCATCCAGATACAGGACACCTTAATTTCCTTGCAGAATGGGGTTATTACATTCAGGGCGCAGTTTATCAGAAAGTTGTTGAAATCAATACTGGAAAGAAGCTTCCATTTTTTATTGCAGCAGTCTCAAAAGAAAAAGAGGCTGATATACAGGTGATCGCTGTGGAACAGAGCCTGCTTGATGAAGCACTTACAGAGGTTGAGCACAACGTATCAACCATCCTTATGCTGAAAAGTGGAGCAGTAGAGCCGATGCGTTGTGAACATTGTGATTACTGCAAGCATACGAAAGTATTGAATAGACCTATCTGGTCAAGTGAATTGATCGGGGAGGTGTAGATGAAAGATTCTATTGTTGTTGATATGAAATATGCCGGGTATGACATGATTGACGGCACGCCGAACGTGCACAGGCATCATATCTTTGAGGGGACAGCGAACCGCCGGTTATCGGACGAAGATGGTTTGTGGGTGCCGTTATCCTATGAGCATCATGAGGGGAACATGAGCGTGCACCGTAATAAGGAAATGAGTGTGTTGATGCACATTATCGGTCAGCTTGCATGGGAAAAGCATTATATCGTAGAACATGAGGATGTGAACGAGGATGATGCCAGGGATGCTTTCCGAAAGAGATATGGAAAAAGTTGTTTGTAGGGTTGAAACACCTTAAGAAACAGTTCATGCAGAATAATATATCACAGTATTATTGAGAGCCATGATCTCCGGTGCCGATGGGTGCCGGAGGGAAAGGAGAAGTTATTGAACCAGTTAGAGATTTTTAAGAATAGAGAGTTTGGAGAGATCCGAACAGTTGTCATAGATGGAGAGCCGTGGTTTGTTGGGAAAGACGTTGCAGAAGCACTTGGTTATTCAAATACGAGAGATGCGCTTGCGACACATGTTATGGATGAGGATAAGAATACCGTCGTGATTTACGACGGAAAAAGGAGAGGAAACCCAAATCAGGTCATTATAAATGAGTCTGGTTTATATGCATTGATTTTCGGCAGCAAACTTGATTCAGCAAAAAGATTTAAACATTGGGTAACATCGGAAGTGCTGCCACAGATCAGAAGAACCGGCACCTATCAAAAACCGCTGACACCACAGGAAATGATGCGTGTACAGCTTGGTATGATCGATGGACATGAAGAGAGAATCACACATCTTGAAAATACTATGACCATTGATTATGAACAGCAGCAGGAATTAAAGAAAACTGTAAATAAAAGAGTGATTGAGGTTCTTGGTGGTAAAAAAGCACCGGCATATAAGGAAATGAGCAAAAAGGTGTTTTCTGAGTGTAATCATGATATTCAGGATTATTTCAGAGTCAATTCCAGAAATAATATTCCAACCAAGAGATACCAGGAAGCTGTTGAATATGTCGAAGGATGGAATCCAAGTAATAATACAATCCTTGAAATAAGAAGCTGTAATGCGGGAATGGGTGGTGTCAATGGAGTATAAATTTACGATTCCCGGACGGTTGGATGGTCTGAATGATTACACAGCCGCCAACCGGACGAATCCCCGCAAGGGCGGACGGATGAAAAAGAAAAGCGAGGATTCTATCATCTGGTATATAAGGCAGCAACTTCCCGGTGTACATATTACGGATCCGGTTCTGATCTACTATCAGTTTTATGAAAAAGACCGCCGCAGGGATAATGATAACATTTTGTCCTGCGCCGCCAAGTTCGTGCAGGACAGCTTGAAAAAAGCATGGGTAATCAAAGATGATGGTCAGAAATATATACCGCATTTTTACTTTGATACGGACGTGGATAAGGACAATCCAAGAATTGAAGTGACCATTACGGAACTTACACAGGTGCAGGCAAAAATGTCACTGAGAGAGCTTCTTAAGGACTTGGAAACGGGGTGATGTCTTGACGGATGAAAAGAGCAGCTTTGTCCTGTATGCGGAGTATCTGGAACATATAAAACTGCTTACGATGGAACAGCGCGGAGCACTCCTGACGGCAGTATTGTGTTACGCGTCAGGGGATGAACTGCCGGAAATGGACGGCATGACCAATATGGCATTCAGCTTTATCAAATCAAGGATAGATCGTGACACTGCCGCATATTTAGAGAAGATTGAGAAACGTCGGGAAGCCGGAAAACTTGGTGGCAGACCAAAAACAAAAGATATTTCACAAAAACAAGAGAAAGCAAAAAAAGCAAATGGTTTTTCTGAAAAGCAAAATAACCCTGTTACTGATAATGTTAATGTTACTGTAAATGTTAATGATAATAATAAAAATACTTTGGCGGATGCCAAAGCGTTGTTCGAACGTCTGTGGAAAGTATATCCGAACAAAAAAGGCAAAGGACAGGTATCGGATACCCAAAAGAAACGGCTACTTGCAATCGGGGAAGATAGGCTTGTTAAAGCGATTGACCGCTACAGTCTTGAATTGCAGAAGGACGCCGACTGGAGGAAAGCACAGTACGGGAGCACATTTTTTAACAGTGGCTATGTAGATTATCTGGATGAGAACTATGTGCCTGGCAAAGCAACAGAGCATAAGGGCAAAAGCAATGCTTTTAGTAATATTAATCATCGTCAGTATGACTATGACGAATTAGAAAAACAGGTGCTAAATTCACAACCGGGAGGTGGTTGAAGTGAATATGACGGAGGGAGAAATTTGCAGGCAGTACCGCAGCGCAAAGGACAGAGCAAGCCAGCTGCAGATTTTAGCAGATTTAAATTGTGTGCCGCGATTGGAGATCATTAAGATCTTGATGCATAACGGTGAACAGGTGCGGTTGCCACTTGCGGCAAAAGGTAAGAAAAGAACAACGGAGCTGACGGACGAAGAGTACGCGGCGGCACTGTTTAGACGGTTGGATGTACTTGATCGAGAAATTTCCAAGAGGGAAAGAGAATACCGGGAGATTGTGACTGTGATGAAAGGAGCGGGGAGATATAAATGTGGAAAGAAGGTAAGAAACGCCGCGCAATTATCGGAAAAATGAATAATAACTTGTCAATGCCGACAAAGCACCCGGACCAAGATGCTTTGAAAAGATTCAGAGAAGTACCGTATCAGTTGCGGTATGGGAAGGAGAAAAAGGATGCTAAATAAAGAGAAATACATGAATGAATTATTGGAGTTTGCATGTACAGACAATAAGCTTGCTATTACGAAAGATGGAAAGCTTCGGGAATGTCGTGGTGTAAGATGCAACGAGTGCGCGTTTGAAAACGATGGTATGGCTAGTTGCGGCGATTCACGCAGAAAGTGGATGGAACAGGAGTACAAAGAACCACAGGTTGATTGGAGTAGAGTTCCAGTTGATACACCGATTCTTGTGAGAGATAGTGAATCTAGTGAATGGAAACGGAGATATTTTGCAAAATACAAAAATAACATGGTGTATGCATGGGAAGCGGGAGCAACATCATGGAGTGCTGGTAGCCCTGCACATATGACCGATTGGAAATATGCCAAACTTGCAGAAAGTGAGGATCAGAATGGAAATGAGTGGAATTAAAAGCCGGATAGCTGAATCATTAACAGAAGCCTGCGGATATTCTCCACTAACGAAAGTGATTTCAGAGGAAGAGGTAAACAGGATTCTGACAGAGGAAGAAAAGACTGGTGGGTGGATTCCGGTAACAGAGAGACTGCCGGAGGATGATAAATATATCATGATTTCATTTAAAAATTTTACATTGCCGGACATTGGCAGATATGAAGCTGATAAGGACGGAAACGGTGCATTTTATCCGGGGGACGATGAGAAAAGTTATGTGGAATACGATTTGTTCGTGAATGCTTGGATGCCACTGCCGGAGCCGTACAGGGAAAGCGAGGAAAGTCATGATTGAGTGTATAAGAACTGCGGCACGGGATAGCAAAACGGAACGCATTAAAGTTTCTTGCCTAGATGTTATCGTCACAACGACAGGGAAAGCGCCGTATTACGAAATTAAGTACAAGGAAATCGGAGAGGACTATTATCATGTTGGCTACAGTTCCTATAAGCTAGAAAATGTTTTAGCTTGGAAAGGTGAGTGCTTTGAGATTGTGAAAGAATGCAGACCGCAGACCAATGCAGACCGGATCCGGAGCATGACGGACGAGGAACTTTTAGATTTCCTTTGCTCAATCGAAACATATGAGCAGGGTAGTGTAAAGTCCATTGAGGGCGGTGTAGCAATGTGTTCTGTTACAGAGGTGGAACAATGGCTTAAGGCAGAAAGTGAGGGATAGCATGGAGAGATTAACATATGTGGCAGAGAATGGAGAAGTTTTATTTCATCCAGCAGATTTACCGGATGATGAGGGAATTACCATTACCCAGCTTGCGAAAGATGGAAGATACAAAGCCCTGGAAGAGATTGCGGAAAGACTTGCAAATAGAGAGCAAGCCGAAGAGCAGGGATTACTTCTGCGGTTGCCGTGCAAGGTGGGAGATACCGTTTATGTAGATAGTGCGATTCTTCCAATAATTGACCATAAGATTCCCTCATATTTTCCGGCACGAATTGTTTCATTCCGCTTTGCAAAAAGAAACTGGATGAAGATTGCGGTTAAGGCAAAATGGTTGCATAAATGGATTGACAATGAAACAGGTCCGGAAAGTGCTTATATAGATAGTGAGAAAAAATTTACGATTTCATTGTCTGGTATTGGCAAAACAGTATTCCTCACAGAATCTGAAGCCGAAGCCAAGCTGAAAGAAATGGAGGGGGAAAGCGATGTATTGTGATGGAAGATGTCAGTATTTGAACGAACGTAAACACAAATGTGAGTTGACCGGAGAAAAATTGACTTACATGAAACAGACCGGAAGTATTTCATTTTCCGTGCATGAACACAGAGGAGTTTGTAAAGGAAAAAAGGTGGAACGCGATGGAGAATAGATTTTTATCCCGTGCAAAGCGGATTGATAACGGAGAATGGGTACAAGGAAATCTTATACGGTCAAGTGATGCCGAAGATGGTTATGAAGCAATTATCATTCCAACAAATGATAGCAATATGTATACAAAAGGTGGGAGTAGAGGAGATTTAGGATTTGAAAATTGGCACAGGGTAAATGAAACTACCATCTGCCAGTGCACCGGATATGAGGGAATCTATGAGAAAGATATCTTCCGGTGCGAAGATGAAGATTACGTTATCAAATGGTCAGATGATTCGTTGAGTTGGGAAGCCGTATCCCTGTTTACTGACGTAAGTGTTTCCTTAGCAGAGCTCAATCCGGATTATATAGATGTTATTGGAAACGAGATTGATAATCCGGAACTGTTGGAGGTGTAGGATGCCGAGAACCATAGCGTATAGAGCGGGAGGATTTACAAATTGTGGAATCGGTTACACAAAATTCAGTCAAGAGGAATTGGCAGAAATGAAAGATAGAGTCATGACGGAGAGTGAATCAATAACAAAAAAATATTGCAGTACATGTAAATACTACGCTGAATATGAGGGCGTTTGTTGCAATGGAGACAGTGAACACTGTGCAGATTTCCGTGGACTGGATGATACATGTGAGAAATGGAAGGAAAACGAAGAATGAATGAAGAACTTAAACCATGCCCGTTCTGCGGCGGAAAAGCAATGTTCTTTACCATTGTAAATAAGTCATCACATTCGGATGTTGGAGTAATGTTCAAAATCAAATGTATGAAATGCGGAACAGAACTTCCAAAAAGCTATGAATGTGAGATGTATATGGATCAGGACGGTGGAATCAGAACAGGAAAAGACGAGCGAACAAAAGCAACTACAGATTGGAACAGGAGAGCAAACAATGAGACTGATTGATGCGGATGCACTAAAGAAAGATTTAAAATCGGTTACTTTAAGCAATGGAACTTTAGTAAATACAAATGCAGTATTGTATTTACTAGAAGAATATCCGACCGCCTATGACCCGGACAAGATTGTGGAGCAGTTGGAAAATGAGAGAAAGTTTTGGGAGAATGCATATAACAGGAATTTGGGAAAAGAGAAAGCAAGAAGTTATGAGCACGCAATCGAGATTGTGAAAGGCGGTGGAGTAAAGTGACAAGAGAAGATAAAGAAGCAATTTTAAATAGTTTTGACGAAACAATGATACAACCGGATGAAGCAATGAACCTCACAGAAATGAGAGCATATGTAAAAGGTTTTGAAGATGCTAGAAATGCAATGTTTGATGCGACTGACAAGTTTTATCGAAGTAATAAGACGGATTAGAACCGTAGAGAAGAGGTGCACTGATATGTCAAAAGCAGTATTAGTTATGGATATGCCGGAACAGGTGTGCCAGAAATGCACATTGTGCTATGAGACAGAGAATGATGACGAATATCTGTGCTGTGCGACAGGAAAACTTGTACCAGACGGAAAAAAGCCGGATTGGTGTCCACTCCGGGAACTGCCGGAGAAAAGATACCAGAGTTGAAATCTGGTTATGAAGATCTCAGCATATCAATACGTCGGGTGGGTTGGAATGCCTGCTTAGATGAAATTTTGAAATAAAAAAGGAGTGAGAGGTTTTCCGTTAGATTGGATGATTTAAAAGCAATAAAACGATGAATTTATTGCATAAAACGCAACATAAACAAATTCAAAGTGCACTATTGTAGATATGTGCACGGAATATCAGAAAGGAGCCGGAACCTATCCGGATAAAAGGCGCGCCGGGTTCCTTTTGAAGAAAATGATACATGGAGAATTGATAGTTGACAATTTTGCCGGTGGGGGCGGCGCTTCCACTGGTATAGAAATGGCAACCGGA